CTTTCCAAAATTCAACCATGCATCACCAATTTTATCGAATTCCGTCAGGGTCGTCGCCAACGCATCTGCCAACCCGTCCGCAAAATCTTCTCCGAGTTGTCGCCCAAACTTCTCCATCTCCAAACTGGACAATTCAATGCTATCTTGTAATCCAAGTATGTCGTTCGTGAGCCCTTTGATCTTTGTTTGTATAGGACCAAGTTGCGTATCAATTCTCGCCAATGTCTCGGCTGAATCCGTTTTGAACCCTTTCGCTTGCATCTCTAATAAAATATCGCCTCGTCGTTCATAAAATTCGTTAAGTTGGTTTGCCAGATCTGCTTGTTTGATCTGAAGCAGAATTTCGTTGTTCTCTCGTTCTCGCTGTCGGAGCGCATTTCGTTCTTGTAGAGCATCTAACGCAGACAATTGCCGTGTACTCTCAAGAAGTTGAATACGCTGACGACTATGGTCAATCCTCCCCTGCTCCACTTCCGTTAAATCCTGAAGGGTTCGTAATTGATTTTCTAACAGCCGCAAATCTCGTTCGCGAAGCTCTATTCCAGCCTTTTGAATCTCCAACCGCTTGGCTTCGTTTAGAACGATTTGTTGTGCATCCCCATCGATCACATGCAGTTCTTTGGCTTGTTGCTCATATTTTTCATTGATTTGAGCAACGATGGCCTCTTGACTCCCATAGGACGCGGCGGTCTGTAGTCGAATGGCAAGGATACGACGATCTAGCCCCTCAGTGGTGCCACGTTGTTCAATATCCAAATCGGTTTCTTGGGTCCGTTGTTGCACAGCCAGTTGACGCTGCTTACCCTGTGCAGCCCCTAATTGAGTTTGTAGACTCGCCGCTTCCTCCCCCGTCTGGGCTCTCAGTTGTTGCTCTCTGATCGACCGAATCTCGTTCTCCACCTTAGCCACTTCAAGAAGGTATCCCTCACGAAGTCGCTGACGACGACCTTCAAAGTATTCTTCCGTGGTCAGTAACTGCTTAGTGTACGACTCCTTGGCGAGAGCTTCTTCTCGCTGGTGCGTCGATTGAAGCACCGTCAATTGCTCATCGAGATGTTGGGCCAGTCGTGCTTGCTGTTCTTTGAAAAAAGCTTTCGACTCATCCCGCAACGGTTGAAAAAGCGGATCACCTCGTTGGACCTGAAACTTCACTAACCGCTCGACTCGTTCAAAGAAAGGAATAAATTCCGGACGAACAACATCCATTTCTGATCGAATTCTCCGAAGACTCTCAATAAACGGATCAAAGGCTCTTTTGTCAGAGACAGACGGCACAATATCTCGGATACCTTGGACGATCTCGTCCTGACCCTTTTTTCCTTTTTTCAAAAGCTCCACCATCTTGGTATCGAGGTTCCTTAACTGTTCACTGGTCGTGGCAAATTGAAGGGCACGATTGGCATCTACCATCGCCCGAGCCGTGTTCGTAACTTCTTTCTGAATCTCTTGGTAATTCTTGATGATGGCTTCTAGATCGGCACTTTTCGTTGCATAAGCTTTGGGAACAAACACTTCGTTTAATTGAGTAGCCGTCAACAATCGATCACGAGCCGTTGACGCAGCGGCTTCAAACTGACGCATCTCATTCGTACGTTTTTGTTCCTTGAGGTATTGTTCTTCAGACGCTTTTTTCCGTGGATCACCTTCAGCCAGTTTCTTTTTATACGCCTCCACGGCATCTTCGGCGTCTTTTCTAATTTTCGTGATTTTTTTTAGCGCCGTTTGAGTGGCATCAATCTCATCCTGTGTGCCAGAAATACTGGCTTCCACAGCACGCTTCTTCGCTTCTTCTTCCTCACGAATGGCTGCATTGAGCCGTTGAGTAATATCATAGAGTCCTGCCATCTTCTCTCGGGCTTTATCTGACCCTTCTAACCACTGATAGGTGGCGTATGTCACCAGCCCAATGGTGCCCAAAAGAAGAAGGAGTGCCCCCGTAAAAATGCCAAGTGTAGTAAGGAAACCACCCCCAAGAAATATTGCACCCGCTTCAGCCGCAATCCAAAGATTTCCAAAATACAACCCTATCGCCAATAAGGTTTCTCCCAACAAAATCCATGCTTGTCGGAAACGAAGCAACACGGCTGGGAAAAGAGTAAATCGAGCATAGAGCGCAGCATATCCAATCAAAAGAATTTCTAAAATCGTCTTATGTTGATAGAGAAACAACGTTAGTTCAAAAAACGCCCGAGACACCCGACCCACCGCATTGGCTAAAGCACTCGCCGCATCTCTGTTCTCATTGTTCGCCTTTACCAGATTATTCATCTGACTCAGAAAAACAGACAATTCAGAAATCAACGCACTATACGCGGGCAGCAGATTCTTCCCTAGCGAATCTTTTAGATCAAGCGAGAAGCGACTCAAAGAAGCCGTCTGCTTGCCTACGTTCCCCATAGCCGCTTCGTAGGTGCCCTGAAACCCCTTCGCTTTTTCCAATACTTCATTCAAAAGAGCTTGTTGTTGCTGGGTCTTGGAAAGCGAGCTTGCCGCAAGATTATTCGCTGCCGCATATTTAGACGTGGCCTCGGTCACCGAGACAACGATGCCCATCATCCGCAATCCAAACGTATCAAGCTGCTGAATGTTGACAATCAATCGCTGGAAAGTGTTAGACGAGTCCATGCCCGCAATAACCGCCAGATCTTGTGCGGCCCGAGCCAGTTGTGGAGCAAACTTAACGTCCAGACCGGCTTGAAGAAACTGGGTCAAAGACTGATTGGCTGATTGAGCCGTGATACCCAAACGCTGAACACTCAACGATACCTTGTCAATTTCTTCTTTCGATATCCCTGAGTTACGAGCCACAATATGAAGAACAGTATTCAGCACCTCTGTGCGAGCCGCGACATCTGCAAAATCTTTTGCCATCCGAACAGCTTGCAGACCGAGAAATCCTCCCGTGAGAAATTTGATAGATCTCCACACCGTATCAATAGTTTGTTGGAGCCTCACCATACCGGGAACGGCCTGCTGGCTCGCCTGATTCATCTGGTTCACACCAGAGGCTGCATTACGAGCATTGTTCCCGAGATTCAAAGCAGCATTCGACGCCGCATTTGTGGAGGTCGTTCCTCCCCCCGTCGTGCTCCCTGTCGTATTCGTTTGAGCCTGAAGTTTGGTGAGAGCCGCACTCACCTGATTGACTTGATTCAGAATAGACTGAAGTCCTTGCCCACTCTGCAAGATACTGATGAGGACTTTCAATTCCATCGCGGCAGTCTGCGGAGGCATCTACTCGTCCCCTTCCAAACTCTTCAGAAATTCCTTGAAAATCTTGTTGTCCGTACCTTGCGTATGACGCACAGCCACCGTCAGGTCATAAAGTCGCTGTCGTTCCCGAGCCTGTATAAGATCCGCATATATTTGAATCGCTCGCATGCTGTAGGCCCACACATCACGATGCCCATGGGCAATCAACATTTCTACTGAGGTTGCAATGCCATCGGAGAAGGCGTCTTCGGGTTTTTGAGCTTTTCTTCGTCGGATAGCTTTTGCAACAGATTGGTCACCTCGGATAACAGTAGGCGTGCTTTTTTTTGATCAGGTACCGAAATAGACCAAATCTCCGACAGTGCAATCAATTGCACCGTTGCCGCCATCTTCTGTTCAATGATCAAAGCCGACTCGGGTTCATCTGACGCTATCGCGATGATCTTGGCTACAACGTCTGGGGCCGATAAAAGAAAAGGTCCAAGCGTCTCGGCATCAGTCTTCCCTTCGATGCCTGCGGCGTACAGAGGTAGGAACACATCTCGGGATTCGATGAACAACGTGATCATCTCACGCAGATTCAGCGCCCGCACCATAATCTGTTGATCGTCGGAAATATCGACGGGGCGACTCAGTTGAGCCAGATCTGCGATCTTGACAGTCTTCTTAGCCACTTCCACTCCTTGGTTGGCCGAACGATGAACGAGGGTGGGTGGTGATCACCCTAATCACCACCCACCAACCCTCTAACCTTTCCGAGTATTAGAGGGCTGCATCTGCCGCTGTCTTCAGCTTCTTGATGCTGAAGTAGTTGCTGCCGCTCAGGCGCGTGTCGTCCTTGAGCACGCTGCCTTCGATGACGAACTGTCCGAACGTGTCGCTGAGGAGCGCCAGTTCCTTCAGTGGGTCGTTGCTGAACCGGAACACGTCCACGATCACCGGACTGTTCTCCTCGACGGTGTTCAGACCTTCGAAGCGGAGCCAGTTGTCCGTGATGGGTCGCGTCAACGCCGACACGAGGTACTGTTCGCCGTAGTTGTAGCTGACCTTGAGGCTGTCCCCAGCAGAAGCGGGAGACGTCTCAACGTAGGAGGCGAATTCGATCAGGATGCCATCGTTGAGCATGATGGAGCCTGCATCCTTGTTCAGCTTGTAGTCCCACGGCACAGTGCCATCGGTGTATTCCACCAACTGCGTGGCGTCCTGCTTGACCACCACGTTGGACACCGTGACATACCGAAGTGACGTCACCAGACCGGGATAGGCCATGATGTCTTCGTCCACCGTGGACCCGGCTGGAATGAGCGTATCAGCACCTCGGGTGGCTTCCCCAAGGTTCTTCGCATTCCAGTTCTCCACCGTGATAGAACACGTCACGTTGATCTCGGTCTGTAGGCGGGCGTCTGTCGCACGCTGCCCATCCTGTGACCCCTTGTGGTTGACGACCGTGGTTGCGGTCGTGATCCGCATGTCGGGGCAGTTGCCAATGGGTCGGAGGCCAATCGGATTCCCTGTGACAGGATCCCTTCGGCCCACCATGATGACGCCTTGGCCACTGAAATACCAGTTGGCCGCATCGAAAGTGCTCATGCTATTCTCCCTTGTCCTCTAGCAGGTTTGCAGCTACTGGTTAACGACCCCTCGGCTTCGAACGACCCTTGTCGTTTCTGTCGTCATCGTTTCTGCCGTCATCGTCGCGGGCGTCGTCATCCTCACGAGGACCATCGGGACCAACTTGTTCCTGCTTGCCTCCACGGAAACGCATGGCCTTCAGGGGAGGGCCTTCCTCTTCCACTTCTTCAACCCTTCGGGCCATCAGAGGCATGGTAGCCGCACCGGGCTTCTTGTCATACCACAGCACCAACACTTTCTTGGTGCTCAGATTGACCGTGCTCGTGAATCCCTGACTCGCCGTCGAAGTGCCTCCCGCGAACGTGGCACCAGAGATGGTGACGGCATTGCCAAGCTCACTCAGCGTGTAGGAGTTGCCTGCCGTTCCCGGCTGACGCACCCTGACCGTCACGATTGCGCCTGCGGCGGAGGCCGTCACGGTGCTGTCACCGGACATAATGGCTTTGGCAAGGCGCGTGGCCATCTCTGTGGGGTTGGACCCGCTGGGGGTGATGTCGGTGGGGACCACGCCGGGAGGCGCGTTGTAGCTGGTGTGGACGATGATGTCCTTGAACGTGTACTTCTTGCCGTTGACCGTCACCGAGTCCCCATCCACGGCTGTCGCCAGACAGGTGATGGTGGCTGAGGCATTGCGAGCCCCCACCGTACACGTCGTGGGATCCACGGAGGCCAGTGCCGTCAGATCAACCACGGCGGCAATCGTATCTTCCGGATCCATCCCTGCGACCGGCATCAGTGTTCCGTTCACGGCTCCGTTGACCACGATCATTCGAAGGCCCTGTAGTTCGGCAACCGCTTGGGGCAAAGCGTCGGGAATACCCGTACCACCAAACCCCAAGTTTGAAACATTTACCATACTCATCAGCGTTCTCCTTTGAACGTGACAACCTGTCGGGCTGTGGCAGTACTGTGCATCAGTCTGCACTCATTTGCAAGGGATTAATATCATGAAAATCTTTGACCCATTCTCGCAATATCTCACTATTTGACAAGGCTTTCTTGACCTGTGCATACCGTTGTTCTAACGTGCCCTGTGGACGGATACTCTTCCGCCGATGATAGCCATACCACCCCACATGCTGGGCAAGAGGAGCCGTCGTCGCCCATACAATTGACTGAAACCGGAGGAGGCGGCAGAACAACCCATCTTGTTCGCAATCAAACTTGGCCGGAGCGAAATGCGCTCGGCAATACTTCCGCATATCCTGAAAATACGCGGGGCGGCAGTGAGGAAGGATAGACCGCAGTATCTCCCTCCGGAAACACACCCCCAACGAGGCATAGATGCCATGTGTCGTATTCTTGAGGACAGCAATGCTACATCCAAGGGGTTTCATCGTTTGCTGATACCAGTGCCATGCAAAGAAGTCGGGGTGAATCATCACATCGTCTTCGATGAGAAACACGTATCTGGCATCTGTTTCATACGCATCCTTATAGGCCATCAGAATGTTATAGCTGTTCCCGTGAAAGGCATGAGGAGGACGAAGATACGTCTGAATGGATAACTGCGGGAATTTCTCTAAGACTGTCTTAATCTCGGCACGAGGGGGTTGAGGTTGGCCGATATGAGCATCCACGTAGACACGGATCTGGACATGCTGGCTATCTGGACAGGCGGCGAGATAGTCCATGCACAGCCACAGCATCTCCGGACGTTCAAACGTCGGGATGATAACGATATCCTTCACGAGTATGAACCACACCCTTTTATTAGCGTCATTTCAGTAACTCATACAAGGCGTATTGGAAGTCCTGTTCATCTTGGAGGAACTGAGCCCGTGCTCGGTCAGACCATTGCTGGGCCTCAGACGGGGACATCTTCATCACCACATGAATCGCCCGGGCGACGTCGCGTGCCGATACGCTGTGTAAGAGGCCCGCATGGTGCTTTCGTGTTCCTTCACTCCTCACAAGCACCGTGGGCGTCAATTCATTCATCGGAGGCGCATCTGTCGTAATCACAATCTGTCCTGCCCCCAAGGCTTCATGAAGCACATGCCCATAGCCTTCATACGCTGAGGGCATAATCTGACAGAAGTGCGAATTCATCATGAAAGCCAGATGGGTGTTAGTCACGCGAGTAGGCTCAGCTACCAGTGTCAACGGCACCCCAGCAATCTGGCATCCCTCTCGGACGGCTGTGGTGTTTTTGAAATGAGACTTCCCCGCCACATGGAGGTATCGTCGCTCCCGGGGAATATCAGGGTTGTAGAGATCTCTCGCCAGCCAGCCGATATACCGACACCGTGGCCCAAACTTTGGGGCGAAGATGTTGTAACAGTCATGGGTCTTGGCGAGTACCAAATCCCACTGGTAGTCTCCCCACCCTTCAAACCACCATTCGGGGTGAGGCACCACCCACTGCTGCTTGGCCGCTGAGAAGGCCGTAGGAACGACCACCTCCAAAAAGATGTTCACATCCGCAGGCGTGATGAGGAAAGGCTTGGCGTTGAACTGGACGCCTTGGACCGTGTGCCCACGCTTCTCTAGCTCTCGACGGAGTAGTTCATAGTCCTGTTGGAGCCCCACCCCATTGGCGATGTTGCTTATGAGGTTAAAGCGCATGGAAATTCTTTGGGGAGGGCTGTTGGGGGCATTCGTTGGTAGCTGGTCCCGCCCAATGACTTCGGGCACGTCTGTTGGTCATGCACTCGGGCCACCATCAACTGTCGGGCGGGCGCGATGGGCACCAGTCGGTGGGCTTCTCGGAGAGCTTGTCGGTAGAAACGGATATCCTCACCGATTTGCAGCGATTCGAACGGATGGTGCCGCCACCACTCCCGGCGATAACACAAGGAAGTGCCGAGGACATACTGAACGGACGCATGTCGTAACTGCCAGAAGTAACACACCCCATCCCGCTGGTCATAGAACAGCATCGAATGGTAACCAGTCACCACCCCGAACGTACCCAGACGAGTAACCTGATCCGTCACTCGATCAGGCGCGGACCAGTCATCCGAGTCGAAGTGGCAGATGACGTCTCCCGTCGCATGCCGCACACACAGGTTCCGCATATCCCCGGTACGATGTTCACCCATAACCGGGACATACTTGATATTCGGATCAGCAGGGATGAGATAGGCCGTATCATCGTTTCCATTGTCTACGATGATTAATTCTTTCTTCGGGTAAGTTTGTGACTGAAAGCACCGGATGGCGTGCGGGATGTACGCCGCACGGTTCTTGGTAGGAAGGATACAGGAAACTAGCGGGGTTGATGGGGTAGCTGGACTGGTAGTGACCATCTCTGTACCCAGCACACGGCACCGGTTCTCAGAGCCGCTGGGCTCTCGACAACGAAATGCCAAAAGTGTTTCGTGATGTCACTCTTCTTGCCCATGAACTGCAAGCGCATCGCATCGAGATATTCTATCGCTCGGACTTTTTTCTGGCCCGTGCGGTGAATCTCATCGCCCCGCTCCACTAACACGAAACCGAGAATGATCTCACACGAGAGGCCCACGACGGCAGTTGGCCCGGGCTCGGACATGGAGCGCATGCCTTCGTAGATGATACCGACAGCCGGATACGATTTCACACCCTTCAGCACGTCAAGGAGATCGTTCTCGTCATAAGCCACGACCACCTTGCCCGTGAGGTTGACGGGTGGTGCATTCAATTGCAGCAATTTCGTGCTGGCTTCTTCAAGGACGTCGGTGAGTTTGCTCATGGCACCGTGCCTTGTTTCAGCCCAGCGGCCACACGACGGAGAATCACCTTCACCATCATATCCAGATCTTCATCTGCGAAGCCTAAGAACTGCCGCTGTGGGAACCCAATCCCGAACTGATGTTTCTCCGCATAGGGGAAGCCAGTCGGTGACGTGACGTTGGTACCAATCGCTCGGGTGTTGATACTGTCGGCGTACAACTGAATACTACGAAACAATTTACCAGTATCAAACAGAGTGCCGCCACCACGACCACTACGGGCACGACGGAGGGCCGCTTGACTGGGGGGCCATTTGTTCCCAAGTGGATCCGTCTCCACTAAGAAGCGGGCTCGCATCCGGTTGTAGATGACGGCGGCACCTTCATCCAAGATCTTCCGCGTATCGAGAGCGTCCTTCAATCCAGCGATGGATTTCAGGAGTCCCGGCTGGCCTTGCACCGAGACAGTCAGGAGCTTCATATCGACCGGAAGGTAAAGCCCTGTGTGCGGACGTAGGGTTGGAGGAGGAGGTTGGCGTGGTCTGTCAAGGTCACATACTGGTTCTTGGCTTCATCGCTCCGATTGGTGGTCTGCTGAGCGTTGAACACCATCGGGACCAGTGACATGATGGCTTCGTAGAGGGCGTCAGGAAGGGGTTCCTGTGGCACCATAGCAGGCGTCCAGTAGGTCGCTTGGAGGGGAGAGGCGGCTACGGGAGGAATAGCCGTGCAAGTATAGGCGACGTCGTTGTACTGCACCTGTTGACCCGGCTCATACTGCACCGTGTCCGACCAGACGTCCAGACCCTCTATCGAAAGGGGTCGAGTGCCGTCTTCGAAGCCGGTCACACATTGGAGCTTGACGTGATGGTTGCCATACGTCTGGGCATCCACGTAGAGGTAGCCCCGGTTGTGGTCCATCTTCATCAGCGACTGGTCAACCGCCGCGTAGGAGCCTGTGAAGGGACCGTAGATGGCTCCGTCAGACGCTGTGATGACCTGTGGCACGTCTTGACGCACCAACCCACTCGGTACCTCTAGACGGTACAGACCGCCCGGGGAGATGCCTGAGAAGGCTTCTGCGTCTATGAAGTACCCGCAGTTCTGTGCCCGTCTGGCCAGATGCCCGTCAATGATCCGTTCGACATGCAATTGGGCAGCAGCAATCCCTGACGCCACCACATCCTCGATGCCGGTCAGCGTCTTGTCCAACTGCATCCGCAGAATCACATCCTGCGGATCGACAAACAGAGGCATTTGCCGCATGTCAGACCGTGACGTCCCCTTCAGAACCGGCCTGTTCTAGAATGTCGGAGATCTCGCTGTCATCCCCGATCTCGATGCGCTTCTGTTCCTTGGGCGTGACAGGCTCACCGAATTCGTTCATGGGAGGTGTAGGCTGTATGCTGGTCGCATCCACGATGACCGGCTGGGTGGACTGCCGCACCACCGGAGGCCGATACAGCTTCCAGATGGGTCGGTCATGATCCCGTTCGCCCATCAGCACGATGGCATCTTCGTTGCGGAATCGATAGGGCTTGCCTGCTTCAAACTTCCGGTCTTGCCATGTGAAGATCTTGTAGAGCGCCAGTTCCAAGACGGTCGTCTCGTCAGTCGAAGTCTTCTGTCTCTCAGTGCGTAGCGCCATTCGTCACACTCCTTGTGCTGTGCAATCAGTTGCAAAAAATGAGGGGCCGTGACTTGGCCCCTCGTAATTCCGTGGTGAACGGTTGTTACTTCTTCGGAGGCGTGGTGTCGAGCTTCGTCTTCGGCATCGTGGCGGCAGAACCGCTCGGGCTGTACAACGCCTCTTCGGGTGAGTCCTTCCCCCAGTCCACATTCTGCGGGATCTCCTCGTTGCCCCCGGGATCCCCTTCGGCAAACTCGGGAGTCGTCCAGCCAGCCGCACGGAGCTTCTGACCGTACTTCGCCCACTGCTTGAGGGTGACGTAGAGCTTTTCGCCATCCACGTTGGTCATCACGAAGACCTTGGGCGCTTTGCCCCAGCCAGCGGGAGCTTTCTCGCCAGCGGGATCGACGTCAGCCGTGTCCACGCGCTTTGCCTTGGACTCGCCGCTTTCCTGCTCTGTTGCGCGTGCGGATCGAACGGTTTCCGGATGCGACGGAGTGGGCGGCTGGTTCATCTCGGAGTCAGGAGGAACATTCCGTTCCACTTGCTGTTTCTCTTCCCGCTCTTTCCGTTCCCGCTCCAACTGCCGCTCGTTCTCCTGCACTTCTTCCGGAGTCATCGGTGTTCCCGCCCCGACGATCTCTTTCTTCTCTTCGAATTTCTTCTCAAACGATTTCTTTTCTTCGGCCACGTTGCTACCTCCCGGGATACGTGATGCAATTACATAACCAGAAGGCTTACCGGCTTCCCGTGATGCCCGTGTACTTCACCACCGCGTTCGCTTCCTCGATCTGGAAATCGATACGAGCGGTCAGCACGATGATGAACACCCGGGCGCGGATATCCTTGTCGTACTCGATCATGATGTTGCGCTGGATGCCGAAGATCAGGTTCATCGGATCCGTGAACAGGCCGCTGGTGCCCAGCATGAGCGCCACGGGAGTCACCTTCGACCCGTAGACGTACACGGGGAGCATGCCCTGAATCTGGGCATCACCGAGTGCCGTCTGCCGTGCGCCGTACTGATCGCGGATCTCCGTCTCGTTGTCAATCGAGACGAAGTGGCTCATCGCCGCTCGGTTCCGGAGATAGCGGGTGGGCATGGTCTTGAGAGCCTGCTTCACCGCTGCCTTGTCAAAGGCTCCACCGACACTGACCACGTTGGCAGTCGCCATCTTCAGATAGCCGTCCTGCAAGGCCAGATAGGGCTCGGCCAC